CGCTTTCCTTTGGCCTGCCGGTTCCCCGGGTTCCCCTTGCGGTTCCCCGACTTGTAGAAGATCGGCATCTCCATCAGGGCGTTCGGGTCGTTCCAGATGGGCGCGTACACGCCACGCAGCGCCCCCGCGTCGATCTTCATCGACTTGCAGCAGTTCACGAACGACAGCTCGTACTCCCAGTCGTCCGCCTTGATCCAGATGATCGCCGACGCGCGGTCGCGCCGAGCCCTCCGGCGGATCGTGTCATTGCTGAGCGGTTTGGGCCGCGGCAGCAAGTCACGGATGGCGCAGGTCAGCATCTCGGCTTGCAGGCGACGCTCCCCGTAGAGCATGGACGCGGCTGCGTGGATCTCGTGAAGCTCGGCCTCGTCTAGCGGCTCGCCGAACTCCGGGCCAATGCTGGCAACGGAGGTGCCCGACTGGCGCACCCCCTGCCCATTGAAGGCCCTCACTCTCCCCTCTCCGCGAGCAGCGCGACGGCGCGGGCGTGGACTTCGTTGACCATCTCCACCGCGAGTAAGTATCCCAGCTCGTCGCCGAGATCGCAGCGGTCGAGCCACTTGAGCCCACGCACGAAGGCCACCAGCGCCTCGTGCAGCTCGGCGTCCACGACCGCGAGGCCGGCACCCTCGATCTCGGAGAGGAGGCTATCGGCTTCCTCGGCGCTTTGGAGGTCGTCCGCCTCCATGATCGCCCTCATTGCTCGTTCCCTTGCCGTCATCGCGCACCAAGAACAAGGCCAGGGGCCTGAGGCATCTGAACCTGGTTCATCTCGATACGCACGCCCAAGAGCTGATGCCCGATGTGCCCCTGCCCCATGACGGCCAGGACGGCAGACACCCCGGCGCGGAGCTGCTTTAGCTGTCCGTCGATGGCGTCGAGTCTCGCCCCAAGATCCGCGCCAGCGTCTCGGGCTCCATGACCAACAGCGGCTCCGTTCTCGGCTGCCACAGGATCAGTATCTCCGCGTCCTCCATCCACCTTGCCAACGTCACCCATCCTGCACCCCCCTTCCTCTCTTTCGATTCCACAGTCACCATGCCGCCGGGAGTCTCCACCTTCACGTCCCCGCGCAGCGCATCCCCTGCTGCCTTGTGCGCCCCCGAAGCGTATACCCTCTTAGACCCAAAGCCCATGGAGGCAAAGAGGTCCACGGTCTTCCGCTCGTAGTAAGCGCCCTTCTGTCGCTGCTTGCTACTCAATCACTCCCCCTCTCCGCGAGTAGCGCGACCGCGCGGTCGAGTGCGGCTAGTTCCACTCCAGCCTCGGCATTCATTGCGTCACGCTGCACGGGATAGGCTCGGCTGCTTGCTGCATCCCACGCCCACAGCAGGGTTTTTGTCCGCACGCGCTCCCATTCCACCGCCCTGACTGCCCGCACCAGCGCCTCGTGCAGCTCGCGATCGACGATTGTGAGGCCAGCGCGTTCCAGTTCCTCGCGGAACTCCTGCCGATCTCGCGCCCTGTCCGCATCCGCGCTCTCGATGACGGCGTGGCGAGACACCTCTAGCCCGGTGAACGATGCCGGAGCTTGGGATAGTTGCTGGATTCGCCCGACCTTCATCGCTTCTCCTCCCCCGCCATCTCCCGCAGCGCAGCGCATAGGCCCGCGAGGGCGGCGCTGCGTGTGGGGGCGAATACCTCGAACTCATGAGCCATCAAGCCCCCGGGATTGTTGACGGTAGCCGAGGCTCGCGCCTTATTGCACTCGACGATAATGGACTTCATAGGCCACAGCGGCCACACCAGCTTCGCCAGCCTCCGCGCTTCAGCGATCGTCGCCATCGGCCACCTCCATCAGCTCCCGCACGCGCTCGGCGGCATCATCGCGCATGATCGTTGCCCAATGGAACTCTGGCTTCTGGTCGCGGAACAGTACCCCGTAGGGGCCTAGCCGACGCAGCCGCTCCAGCGCCGCCCAATGCCACAGCAGCGCCTCGCGTAGCTCGTCGGGCTCGACCGGGGCGGCGAGGAGACGCCCCCACTCTGCGTCGATCGCGGATTGCACGACGACGTAGGTGGTCATTAGCCTACCGGGCTTCACAGGGCCGGGTGGGTACACGGTTTCGGCTTCGGACTGCGCGGCAATCCGGATTCGATGCAGCGCCGCAAGCATCGCGTCTCTCTCGGCGGCGGTCATCGCTTCCTCCCCACGGCGCCGACAAAGGTCAACTCCCACGACGGCCCCACGGCTTCATGGTCGATCACTCGCCAGACTCGTCGCAGCTCGCACACAGGCAGCCCAGCGACCAGGGCGGCAGCCAGGCCGCGATAGCCTTCTGAACTTCCACCATGGAACCGCACCGTTGGCTCAAGGAATGCGTGCCCATCGCCACCCTCACATGATTCGTAGGTCTCGATGTGGGCCATACGGAGGGCCACCACGGCGGCAGTAATGCCGGGGTCGAGTGGTGGATCAAACGTCTCATCCATGGCGTTTCCTCTCCCCACGCAGCGCGGCGATTTCTAGGTCGATGATGTCGCACGCCTCGCCCGACACGCGCAGGCTTGCCGAAAACCTGGGGTCACTGGCGGGTATGCGCATCAGGTCGCGCGTCCATGCGATCTTGTCGCGGCTTTCCTCGATGCGGGAGCGGACGCGCATCAGGGCGGCTATTGCTGTATCGCGCTCGCCCGGCGTCATCGCTTCCTCCCCGCGGCGAGCACGCCGCACACCTCCGGGGTGATAGCCCCAGAGGTGTGCGGGCCGTATCGACCGTATGCCTTCCGCAGCCGGCGAGCGGCGCGGCGGTAGGCAAGAATCTCGGTGGCCAATTTCCACTCGGGACTATACGGCGCGAAGGCATATTGACGCCTCCATTCCCTGATGTCTCGGTCGGTCACTTCTCGGCCTCCTTGACCATCTCGCGCAATACCCGGATCAACTCGGGCACCATCCGAGCGGGCACGTCGACCTTGCCACCAAGCTGCCTCAATTCGATGATCTCTTCACCGGGGTAGTATGCCAGCACCACCGGCTGTTCGGTGAACCCCTCCTCGTTGCCATCGTTCCAGATAACCCTAACGTACTGCTTCTTCCCGTAGTGCTTCGTGGTCATGCCTTCCCCCTCACCCGATCCAGGGCGGCGAGGGCCTTGAGCAAGGCGTGCTCCTCGGGCTCTGCGCTACTTCCCTTGCGCCACGCATCGCGAAGATTGATGGTTGCCTCGATCACGGCTTCGACCTCCCGCGTGTCGTCGGGCGGGAGGTCGGCGATGGCGTCACGGAAGCACTCAATCACGGCGATCGTCGGCACCATTGTCGTGCGACCTTCGAGCCCAAGGTCAACCGCTCTGGATCGAGCCGACACGGAGCGGTGCAGGACCTCCAGTCGCGCCCGCTCCCCACGCACCGGGACCTCGGGCGCAGGGGCGGGCTCGCGCTCGCGCATGGCCTCCACGGCCGCGTCTGCGTGGAAGCTCAAGTAGCTGGGAACCACCGGGCCAGACGCAACGAATGCTTGCGCGTACACGTCCACCCAGAATCTCCGCTCTCGATCGTCGCGGAAGGTCACTTGAGACCTCCCGGCGTCAGGATCTCGTACGGCCCTTCCCACGTCGCGCGGTTGGCGAAGCGGTAGAGGCACGACCACCGCTCGACCTTCGACACCTTGGCCGGGGGGATGCGAACGCCACGCGGCCGGCAGTCGATCAGCGCCGGGGTCACCGTGGGCTGGTCAAAGATGGTCTCCACGCCGCGGAACCGCTGCTCCCCGCCGTCGAACACCCCGGACCACATGAAGATATCGTCCCCGCTTGAGCCGGCCTGCCCCACGAGCACCTGGGAGCCGCGGTTCACCGTGGTCTGCTGCTGGAGCGGCGGCGGGTCGAAGGCGTGGGCGTTGGACGCGCAGAGAACGAGTGCCAGCATGAGCTTCTTCACGATTCGTCTCCTTCGTGCTTGTCAGCCAAGGCGATCAAGCGTTCCAAGGCCAATGGGGATGGCGTCGCGCGGCCGTGCTCCCATCGACTGACCGTGGACCATGTGACGCCGGCCAAGGCTGCGAACTTCTCCTGCGATAGCCCGAGGGACTGGCGCATGAGCCTAATCTCCTCGGGGCACATCAGAAGGCCTCGACATCGTCGAGCGGATCTCCAGCCGGGTCGGCGATCATGCTCGACGGACGGCAGTATAGCACCTTACGCTTGCCCCAGTTGTCCGCTTCGTCTGCGACCACTTCCAGGCACGCGCCGTCTTGGAACTGCGCCCCGATCTCGTGATCCATGGTGGTGAACTTCTCGCCGCCGGCCGCCACCATGTCATAGACCGTGAACGGCTTGTTGGTGCGCTTGCTGATCCGCTCAGTGGGGCGGAACGCCCGCTCCACCTGGACGAGCACCCACCCATCCTGCGGCTCGGGCTGCTTCGGTCGCGCGGCCTGCTGCGGCCTGGCGATCGGCGCGGGGCGAGAGGCCGGAGCCTTGGGCGCCCGCTCGTGGCTGTCCACCTCGGCGTCGTCGCCGGCAGGCAGGCAGAAGGTCTGGGTCAGGGCGTACTTCAGCGCCCCGGTCATGGCCTTGAACGGCGCCTTGTCGCCGCTGTCCGACCCGCACCCGACCGTGGTCGTCTCGATGTAGCTGGTCAGGTCGTCGGCGCACCGGAACTTGAAGGTGCTGTTGGTCACCACGATCTGCATGGTGCCGCCGTTGCGCGTCTGCACCTCGGCCGTGCTGGCGATCTCGTGGCGGGGCTCCAAGATGATCCCGTGCTTCACCATGGAATCCCGGACCGCCCGCACGACCTCGGAAATCTCCACGTACTTGTAGTGCTGCGCCGCGTTCTCGCCCGTCTTCTCAACGTGGGTCACGTCTGCCATCACCGCCGCGATGCGCTCGCCGATTCCCTTGATCTTCGTCTCAGCCATGGTCGCCCCCAATTTCGGTGTCTGTGATGTCAAACTCTTTGTTCAGTACGTCGCGGATCTTCACCTCGCGCCCGTATCTCTCGACGACGCGCCTGGACTCGAACACGCAGTATTCGGGCACGGAGATCCGACCCTCTGCCCATGCGCGGCCCTTGTCCGTCAGCGTCCACATGCCGGCCGCGCGAGTCGCCTTCCCCACCAGCGGCGGGCGCTCGATCAGGCCCCACGCCATGAGCTTACTTGCGTCGCCTCCCTGCCGTGCCGACGCCCACCCATGCCCCCTGCGAGACAACGACTCTAGGATGGCCGGAAGGTGAAACGGCTGCCCGACGCGAGCCATTCGGTTGATCCCCACGAGAACGCGGGCCATCGAGCCGGTGATACGTCGGCGTCGAGCCTGGTAGTGCCTACGGCACGCCGGGCACGGAACCCCGGTGTTTCTCCCGGCACGGAGGTATTCCCGCGCCTCGCCCACTGTCCTTTCATCCCATCCCATCACGCGGCCTTCTGCTTTCCGAAGGTGAGTCGCTCGTGCGTGCTCGCCTTCACAACCCGTTCCGGCATGTTCACCACCGACCGCTTGACCTCGACGCCAGTGCCGGGAATCACCCCGGACTCAGCATCGCGCATCAAGCCGAGGAGGGCGGCCTTCGCGGCCTCCTCTGCCTGCTCTGCCGACTTCCGCGCTGCCGACGCGCCCTGGTAGGTCGCGAGCAGCTCGCGGCTCTCCGGCGGCAGCATGACGCGGTTCCCCTTGCGAGGCGGAAAGAGCTTCTGGAGGAGCTTCATGTCTCCCGCGCCCTGCGGCTCCGGCAGCACGCCGTGCTTGATCCGCTCCCAGGCGTCGCCCGTGACATCGAGGATCGCCTGCCCGAGGTCCGGCCGATAGGCGACCTCGTACTCTCGCAGCTCAGAGCCCTGGAACAAGGCCAGGATCGTGGCGAGCTGCGTGCCGGTCACGATCATCTGGACGTGAACCTGAATCTGATAGTGCTGCGGAACGACATCCCACGCCGCATTGCGCGTGGTCTTGACCTCCAGCAAGCTCTCCCCGCTCTCCTCGCGGCGCCAGGCGTCGGGACTCGCCGCGAGCCAGGGATACGGAACCGAGCCCAGCAGTCGGCTATCGGGGGCCACGCCGACCGTGGGCGGCTGCCGACGGCGATACTCGTCGAGGATGACCGGCTCCAGCGCCCGGCCCCACGCCATCGGCTCGTTGTCCTCGATGCTCCGGGGCATTTGGCTGATCTTCTCCACGAAGACTTCGAGCGGCGTGGAATACTTGTTCGCGCCCATCAGGGCGGCGACATCGGTCGCCGTCAGGCGCTTGGTCCGCGCCTCGCGCCACGCCTTCTCGTCCTGCGACTTGTCGGCGAGGACTTCGTAAGTGCTCATGGCTCCACCACCACGAGCCGCGGGTTGCCGCCGACGTAGGCGCACACGGCTTCGATCAGCCCGACATGGCTCGGGTGAATCGCCGTCTCGCCCTCCCAGAGCCTCATCCTCTGCACGTCCTCCCACACCAGCGACTGCTGGTGCGCGGCCACGGACTCCGGGAGCTGCACGCCGAGGAAGCCATCGAGGCGATCCCACCAGGCTGTCGCCTCCGGGGACTCGTCGTCGATGGCGACGAGCTTGGGGCCGTGCAGCTCGCACGCCTCGCACCAGTTCAACCGCTCGATCTCGTCGGCGTCGGCCCAGCAGCCGCACACCACGCACTGAGCCTGCGACGTGCTGTCGAAGGGCTCCACGATGGCCGGGAACAGGTCTCTCACGTCGAGCATGGTCAGTTCCCTCCCAGCGCCAGCCAAGCCACGGCGATCAAGGCCGTGATGAAGCCGGCGAAGAACGTCCCGGCGTGCGCGATCAGGCGCGTGGCCCGATCGGCAGCCGACGGGTGGTGGATGTTCGGCACATCCCACGAGCTTCGGTTGTTCACGCCGCACCCCCGTCCCCGAGCCCCTCAAGCGAGGCCGCTGCCATCAGCGTGTCCCCCTCGGCCATGTGCTTTCGGGCGTGGTGGAGCAGCTCGGTCGCGTCGTTCATCCGGCCCCGGCGGATTGCCTCGCTGGCGTGAGCCAGGAAGAAGGCCGCGCGGATGTACCGCTCACACGGCGTCCCGATCTTCTTCGCGTCCAGCGCGAGGCTCGACGCCTCGCAGAGCAGCATCCCGACCTTCGTCTGTACCGCTTCCATGTCCATCGCGTTCCCCCTTGTCCGCTCCAAGTAGCGGAGACAGGACTCGTATACGCGACTTACGACACGGTGTCAACATCACCGCAAGGGATTCTGCAAGATCGGATGATCTTTCTTCCGCGTGGGTAGTTCCCCTCTCATCCGAACGGGTGGGGCCTATTTTTCTGGGGGGGGGGCAGCGACCTATTGACCCGCGTGGGCCAGGTGAGGCAGAAGCCCGCACACCATGAATCGCAAGCCCGCCACCCTCCTGGCCCTGCTGGCAGCTTGTTCCGCCGCGCAGAAGACCCACCCCAACCCCGAGCAGATCGCCATGGCGCAGCAGCTCTGCGACCAGGGCTGGTCGGCTGAATGCGAGAAGCTCCGCACCGGCACCGTGGAGGACTCCGCGGACACGCCTGCGTCGCCGAGCGGTGAGCCCTCGATCTGGGGGATGATCGGCTGGGCGATACTTGAAGGCGCGGTGGAGGGCGCTACCGGCGCCGCCGTGGGGTCGGCCTTCTCCGGTGGCGGTGGCGGCGGCTCGTCGTCCCCCGGCACCTACGGCATCTACGGCCGTCCGATCTACACGGGCAACCGCTAGACGCAAAACGGCCCCGCCCGGGGGAACCGAGACGGGGCCGTTGCAGCGCAACCAGCGGGTGTGAGCGTTGACCGCTAGTTGCGACCTGCCACCAGCTCGCGCAGCGGGAGTTTCTTCCCGTAGCCGCCGAGCGTCATCAGAAACATCACCGCGCGACCGTACTGGCTGGGAGTAACTCCCAGCTCGCGGGCTGCGTCGCGCACCGCATCCGACAAGTCCTCGTCGATCAAGTCGATATGGAGGACGCGCCTCGGCTGCACCGGCCGTTCCTTGAAGCCGTATTTCACGGCCTGCTCGGGCGAAATCTTCACGTTGGGCTCTCCCATGTGTTGCACCGTATACGAGACTAGTCTATGACACAAGTCCCAATGCCAACCCGTAGAACTACGGTGACCGGCTACGCCGCGTGGTGGCTCTCGACCGCGTGCGCGCCGCCCTACTGCTCTGCCTACGTGCAGAAGCAGCGGCGCTCGGTGCTGCGTGCGCAGCTTCTGCCGCACATCGGCCACCTGCGCATGGAGCAAGTGGAGACGAAGGACTTGGCGCGGTTGCAGCGGGCGCTCTACGCGCGGGGCCTGAAGCCCTCGACCGTGCGCACCGCGCTCCAGACGTGCCTCGGCTCGATGTGGGCAGAGGCCCGGCGCACCGGGATCGTGAAGACCTACCCGCTGCGCGGGCTCAAGTGGCCGCGAGAGATTCGGCCGCTCCCGGCCGTGTTCACCCGGGACGAGCTGGAAGCGATCTGCGCGTACTTCCGGGCTCGCCACGACGGGCACGGCCTCTGGATCGAGCTTCTCGCGTGGACCGGGATGCGGCCGAGCGAGGCCAGCGGCCTGCGCCTGGGGGACGTGGACCTCGACGTGGGCCGGCTGTCGATCCGCCGTGGTCTGGTGCGAGGCGAGGCGACCAACGGGAAGACCAGCCGAAGCCTCCGCACGCTGATGCTCCCGGCGCGGGTGCATGAGCTGATCCGGCGTCGCTGGCCGCTGGTCGTGGACCCGACCGAGGTGCTCTGCCGGGGGCCGAAGGGGCTCCCGATCGAGCGAGGCCACTTCTCGCAACGCCAGTGGCGGTCGGCGCTGGCCGGTCTCGGCCTCCCGCAACGCCGGCTCTACCGTGGAGGTGGTGGTGGTGGAGGGGAAGATCCGGGTGACGCTCGTGGAGCACGATCGGCCCGAGCCGCCGGTCGAGCTGGAGCCGCACATTCACGTCCTGCGCGACGTGGGCACCGCGGCTCGCTCGACCTGGCTGGACATCGCCGGGGCGCTGTTCGACGCGGCGCGAGGCGACAAAACCGAAGCACGGGTGGGCGTGCGCCAGAAGATCCGACATCTCCGGCTGCTCGGCTGGGAGGTGGTCGTGGAGGGCTGGGAATGAGGATTCGCACGATCAAGCCGGAGTTCTTCCGTCACGAGGGGCTTTCGGAGTTGTCTATTCCGCACCGGATGCTGTTCGCCGGCCTCTGGTGCTTCGCCGACCGCGAGGGCCGGATGCGCGACCGTCCCCGACAGATCAAGCTGGACGTGTTCCCGTTCGACGACGTGGACGTGGACGCCATGCTTTCTGATCTAGCGGGGCACCGAGAGCGATTTGTGGTCCGCTACGAGGTGGACGGCGAACGCTATATCGCCATCCCCAAGTTCTCGGCTCATCAGCGCCCGCACATGCGCGAGTCCGCGAGCAACTGTCCAGTAATTTCGGAGGGTTGCGAGGTGCAGGCACTACCTAGGTCAGTGCCTGCACCTACCTTGGTAGTGCCTAGCACCGACCTAGGCGAGTGCGAGGCATCGCCAAGACTGCCGGTTAGGGGAATGGGATCAGGGAAGGGGAATGGGAAGGGAAGGGGAATGGATCTTTCTGCTTCGCAGTCGGTTGAGGTGCTTCCGGCTGTAGCCGAGGCTCGACAGACCTGGCTGACGCCGTTCCTGACCGCGTGGGAGCGGGCGAACGGGGGGAGTATCAAGCCGGCGCGTCTCGCTGGCGTCGTCGGCGGGCTCACGAAGTCCGCGCCGGCCGAAGACGTGCTCCAGGCGTGGTGCGGCTACCTCGCGAAGACCTCGCCGCAGTACGCGAGCCCGGAGCGGTTCGCCGAGCGCTGGCGAGCCTATCACCCGGACGCGGTGGACACGCTGGACCGTGGGGACTCGATCGAGGCGCACAACCGCCGCACGGTGCGCCAGGTGCTCGCGGCGAGGAAGGCGGCGACGCGATGACGGTCGAGCTGGAATACCACACGGCGGAGGTCGAGGGCGTGCCGTGCGTGGCCGTGACCGCGTGGACGTCGTGGGGGTGCGCACGCGGTAACTTCCATCTCGACCGCAGTTTCGTCGGGAAATCGAATGGGAGATCCTGTGGCCGATGTTCGGCTCGATGGGCGCGGACATGGCGTTCCGCGCGAGGAAGGCGCGATGAGCTGGGACGAGGACGTGTCCGCGGCGGTGTACGCGGCCGGGGCGTTGTTCCGCGTGAAGGTCGAGCCCTTGGAGCTGGACGGCTGGCTCAAGTCGCTCGAAGGGCTGCCGGCCGACGCCATCGTGGCGGCGTTCGAGAGGCTGAGCCGGGAGTCGGACTACTGGCCGAAGCCTGCCGCCGTGCGCCGGAGCGTCGAGAAGTACGGCGTGGCCGAACAGGAGGTGCCGGACTACGTGCCGCGCCTTGCCGACTTGCGGCCGAAGGAGCCGGGGAAACGCTTCTGGGATGCGAAGCGTTCGCGGTGGGAGCTGGTGGCGAGCGCCGAGGTCGCGGAGCGGTCGGTGGCGTTCATGCGGGCGGCGCTTGCTCGTGACCATGCGCGAGCGGCCGAGCTGGCCGAGCAGCTTCACGAGCTGCGTCCCCATGACGGCTGGGACGCACTAGCACATGAGCAGCTAGGGCGAGTGAAGCCCATGGCTAGAATGCCCATGGCTGTATCCGGCGGATAGCGCACGGCCCATACATGGCGTTTCTCGGGCCGGAAACGGGCCTAGGACGCGATCACCCGCCGAATTGAGCCCCGTATGGCCCTAGAAAACGAAAACGCGCCCAGCGGGCAGCCAGGCGCGTTATTCGGGGCTCTGTCGGATGCCCTAGCCCATGGTGGTTTGGCGGGAACGCAAGAGCGACGTGATCTGGGCGTCGATGCGTCTGGTATCTGCGATCAGGCGCGCGATGGTTGCCGCTTCAGCCGGATTCGCGGCCTCCATCGCTTTGCGAAGCTCGGTCGCAAGGTAGAGCGCATAATCGAACGCCGCGTCCAGTGCTAGATCCACACTGTCCATGGTAAGTCTCCTGTGCTCGGGCGCCTCGGGCCATGGTGAAGCCCATGGTGGTAAAGCGAGCCGGGAGGCACCACCCTCCCGGCTCCCCGGTTGCCCGGGATCGCGCCGGCCTGGCCATCCTCTAGGGTATCGGATGGGGGCCGGCGGGATGCAAGATGGCGACTTAACGCCTAGCGTTCAGTCGTTCAGTCGTCGCGTGATTAGGTCGGGCCTGCCCGCGGCTAGGTATGGGTCGACGGGATGCGGCTGCATGAGGGCTGCGAGGTCGCGGCGCAGATCGGCTAGGGCGATCTCCCGCACGCCGTTGCTGGCGAGATAGGTGGACACCTCGCGCAACATCGACCGGGGTCCGGGGTATCGCTTCCGGCCGACGAACTCCTCGGTGAGCACGTCCCCGCCGGTTCGCGGGTCGCGCTGGTGCCTACGTCTGAGACGCTCGACGACGCACCGCCCGATCGCGTCGGCCGTGGCGACGACGATCAGCCCGTCATGCCGCATGACTCGCAGGCTGACCCGCTCACGCTCCTCGCAGAAGTCGAGGTCGAGGTGCTGCACCGTCCAGCCGATTAACTCCAGCCGTCGGACCAGCGTCGCAAGCGACCGGGCCGGCACCATCGCCACGTCGCTCATTGGTCGTCCTCCTCGCGGTTGGCGTAGTCGTCGAACTCGGCCCGAAGCACTTCCTCCTCTGCCTCTCGGCTGGAGAGGTTCCCACCGTCGGCCGGCTGGCGATGGAACCCATCGTCTCCCTCCCATGCGACGTACCAGCCGTTCGGGCCCTGAAATGCTCTCCAGTGTCCCATAGTCAGCCCTCCTTCGCGCCGTGGCGGGCGCTTCGAGCGGTGACCGCTCGCGGATGGGGGCTCCCGAAGGAGCCCCGTACCGTGAACGGTCAGGCGGGGGCCTGGCCCTCCCGCCTCATTTCGAGGACATGAGCAAGGGGTTCATCGAGGCTCATGGCCTCGACCGCTGGGACCATCTCGCCCGAAGGGTAGAACCACACGCCGCTGGGGTCGGCGTAGTGGAGCCAAAGTGCGAGGTTGTACCGGAGGTCGCTCTCGATGGTATCGTCTACATGCATCTTCCGTCTCCTTCCCGGGTGGTGCCGGGTGTGTCGCATCACCATTGATGCGATATCTCCTGATAGTGCATAGACGTGTTGTAGTCAAGGGATATTTCAGGGTCGGACCAATTCTTTTTGGAAATTGCTTGAGGTCAGGGGAATTTCAGCGAGAAATTCCAGCGATGGCGGATGAGCGCGGAATTACGCAACGGAAAACCGCGCGGCCCGGGCGTGCTGGTCACCCCGTGGAGCTGCGCGAGCTGGCAATTGCGATGTATGCGGCCACGGGAGACCTGATGGAGACAGCCCGTCAGGTGGGCGTGGGCCACGAAGCGGTGCTTGCGTGGCTGGCGAAGCGCCCGGAGGCGGTAGAGGAATCCAGGCGGTCAGTAGCCACGAGGGCCGAGGCTGCGATTGCGGCAGCCAGGGACAAGGCCATCAGCAACCTACTCGCCGAGCTGGAGAATCCCACGGTCAAGACCGGGGCCAGGGACCTGAGCGTGGTCGTCGGGGTGATGACCGACAAGCTGCGCCTGATGCGAGAGGACTCCAGGGACACGGAGCTACTACCGGGGGACGCCGTAGGTCCGGGGGCTGCCGCACTGGCAGCCAAGCTGCGTGCTCACGCTGACGCTTTGGACAAGCAGGCAGCACTAGCCAAGCCTATCGAGACCGAGGCGATCGCCAGAGGGGAGCAGAGTAGTCTGGTCCCCGTGGCTCAGGGCTCAGAGGCTCAAGGGCAGAGCGGAGCGGTTAAGGGCTCAGAGGAAACCAGCGGAGCCACAAGCGGAGCGAATGGCGGAGCCAATCGGCCTCAGCCCTCTCTCCCTCCCCTTGGCCCAGAGCCCCTTGCCCCAGGGCTCAGGGGGCCAGAGGTGGTGGCTTACCCCACCACCACGGCCCAGGGCGGGGGAACCACTGACTCTGGTCCCCTTTCCCCAAAAAGGGCTCTGCCCGAGTGGGAGAGCCCTGAGGAGTGGCTTGGGAGGAAGCCATGAGGCGGAGCCCGTCGCCCCGCAATGCGCGGGGCTCCTAATGCGCCCTCGCAGGCGTAACTTACTGTCAAGGATTTTGTCAAATCGCCATGGGAGAGAAGGGCAAACGGCACTTGTCACACTCTGCGACTTGTCGCGGTCTTCGGACTCGGGAGCGCATGATTGAGACGGCGGCGGGCTTCTCGCCGGTGAAGTGGCGGCGGCGCTTTGCCGTAAAAAGGCCGGCGGTGGTCCAGGTGCCGTGCCCTAGGTGTGGGACTGGCGAAGGCTTGGAGTATCCCGACGGGCTGCGTACCTGCTTTCGCTGCAAGGGGGTGGTGTGATGGAAGGCAGCTTGAAATGTGCCGCCGATGGCGGGGTACGGGCTTGGCCAGACAACCGAATCATCGTCGCGCACTACCACGTAGAGGGGCCGCTCATGTGGGTGGTGCTCAGGGACGCCACGCAGCTCTTGGACATCGGCACCCAGCAGGTCTCGGTCTGGGATGCCTTCTGGTGGGCGTTTTGCGGGGCTTTCCGCACGTTTTTGGATTGCGAGAAAAGACTCGCGGAGGTCTGCTATGGATGACTGGGAGTGTGGATACGTGGCTGGCATGGCCGTGTTCGCGGTGTTCATGCTGATCCTTGGGCCGTTCTTCTTCCGGGCTTGTGGGTGAACCATGAACCCACGCTTGAAGACTGAAAAGGTGTCCCGGGACGTGTGGGTGGTGTCTGTGCCCTACGTCACTACCTGCCATCAGGGCGACTGGGATTTCACGATCGGGCGGTCCACGGACGACTCCGAGCCCTACGTGCTGATCTTCAACGAGTTCCTCCCGGGGCGAATCCTGCTGAATCTGGACATCGCCACCCTGTTCCACCAAATGCTCGGCGAAACCCTGGCCGCGGCTAAGGCCATGATGGTGCAGCGATGAACCCGCTGGTTGGCCTTTGGTTCGTCTACACGAGGAACGACACGTTCCGATACCAGGGCCGCATCGTGGGGGTGGTGGACGCGGATAGCTACCTTGCCGACGTGTACGACCCACGCACGGGCTACACCTGGGCCAAGCGGATCATCGCCATGGACGCCCTGCCAGCATGTTCCTTCTACGAGACTAGGGCGCAGATGAACTACGACATGAAGGCTGGCCCGGTGAGCAAGATCCCGACGGGCATCCCGGACGACGAATTCAAGCTCGCGAACGGCAGCAAGGCCCTCATCACCACCGAACGCGAGGACTTGCCAGAGGCCGAGAAGTTCTCCGCGGGGCCGTCCCCCGGCGCGTACAGCGCGACAATGCAGCGATGAGCCAGGCCATCGAGCAAGAGGCGCTTCGGGCGCTTCTGCGGGCTCAGGCGGTGGAGCGGGGGAGTGCCTTCTTGCGCTTCCAGCCGCGCCCCTACCAACTTGAGTGGATTCACTGTGACAAGCCGATCGTGCTCATCACGGCCGGAAACCGCGTCGGGAAGACCTCGGCCGGGGCCATCCGCACGCTGATCCAGGCCACGGGCGTCTACCCGCCGGCTGTCTCGGGTATCGCCCCGCCCCGGGCGTTCCCCTTGGGCACGAAGCGTCAGCAGAAGATCCTCGTCTGCGGCGAGACCATGAGCACTAGCGTCCGGCAGGCCATCTTGCCGAAGCTACGCGAGTTCATCGTGCCGGACATGCTCGTCCCCGGGCCTCGGGCCGTGAAAAGGAACCCGCAAACGGGCGATGAGCAGATCATCCGGTTTCGCAGCGGCTGCGAGATCGTCATCGGGTCGTACGACCAGCAGACTTCGGCCCACGAGGGCGCCAAGTGGGACTTCGTGTGGTTCGACGAGCCTCCCCCGGAACCCTTTTTCAACACGGTGCGCCGTGGAACCATCGACGCGCAGGCTCAGATCTTCATCACCGCGACTCCGCTCAAGGAAGCGTGGATGATGGACCGGTTGGTGGTGGCGTCGAAGGACCAGGCGAACCCCCTGAATGGGCGTGTGGGCTGGTTCACGGTCGGGAGCCACGCGAATTGCCTCCAGTGCAGCGGTGGCTACCTCGACCACGACACCCTCGAAGCCTACTTCTCGACGCTCGATCCCAGAGAACGGGCTGCGCGTGAGTCTGGCGAGTTCTTGGAGCTTACCGGCCTGGAGTTCGCCGAATTTCGGCCGGAAATCCATGTGGTCGAGGATCTCTTTTAGGGAGGACGCGATGCCCGGTGCGTATTTTGCGGATTTTGCGTATGTCTCGTCATGTCATCAGGCGAAGTGCGACGAAGCCGCCGCCCAGGCGCAGCGGCAACTGGATGCCCTACTCCTGTGGGCGTTCAACCGCTCCAAGGCCAAGTACCAGCAGCCTCGCAACCCGGCTGGCTCCCTATTCCGCCCGTGGAACCGCAAGAGTGACTGACACCGACCCAAAGACCTGGCCCTGCGTCCACGTTCTCGACCCGTCGCTTGCCCGGGGCCTGTTCTCGATCTGGGCCGTCTGCTCGCCGCAAGACAAGTGGTACGTCGTCCACGCCGCCCACACCGAGCACAACGCCTTCTCGCAGATGGTCAACGACCTGAAGCGGGAGGAGATGCGGTCGATCCCTCGCCCGCCGACGCTTCGCATCATGGACTGCCGGGGTGGCGCCCACTCGGTGAATCTGGAGACCCGGGACGACTTCTTCACCGCGTTTCGCCGGCAGGGCCTGATCTTCGTGCCGTCCAAGTCGGAGCAGATCCGCACCAACCAGCTCCACGAGTGGCTGGCCCCCCTGTTCAACCCAATGACCGGCCGCATGGAGTGCAAGATCTACTTCACCCGGTCGGTTCACCTGATGAAGGAAGGCCCCTGCTGGGCTCTGGAGAGGTTCGTATGGAATCCGGAAGCGTCGGACACGAAGCAGAGGCAGCAGGCGGGGAAGGACTGGATCGACTGCCTCCGGTACCTGGCCCTGCATCCGGGCCTGTCCTGGGCGATGCTCCGGGGGGACGAGACGGTGAAGAAGAAGGAGCAGAAGCCCCTCTCCCAGTCCTTCCGAAGGGACACCGCAAGGGGCCTGGACGCCCTCGGGTCGATCCGCGGGCGCGGCTCAATCGCGAGTCGTGCGCCGAAGGGCTACTACTAGCCGACCAGCACGAGATGCTGGCCTGGCTGCTCCCTGTAGTCGATGAGGTGATACGGCAGCAGATCGAGGTAGCCCACGGCAGCTTCCGGCGGTTCCTCTCGGAACAGGTGTGGTTCGTCCCGCTCGGCCATGACCAGGCCGTGAAGGACTGGCTCATGGAGCGGCTGGAGCCCCGGCGCTCCTACGACGACGTGCCCAGCATCGAGGAGCTGAACGACCTCACGCCCGAGCCGGCGCCGCTGAACTTCCAGCCGCCCCCGCTCGTGGCCGAGCCGGTGGTCACCCCTCTATTGATAGAGGCGGTCACTCAGGCGGTGCTTGCGAAACTGCAATCTGCCGGATACGGCACGCCCAGACAGGCGGTGTCCGTACCGGGAGAGGTGCGGAGCCTTGGAGACGTTATCGGCCCTGTGGGCCGTGCCGTCAGGCGCTTCGGAGGCTGAAGGCTACAGCCGTCCTGTCGGACTAGTTGGAAGAAGACCTCGGCGCTCTCATAGCGCAACTGTCCGGCGCTCCCGAAGCCTCGGTTCAGTCGCCATTCCCAGCCCCCTCCTGGCTCGATCTGGTCGGTGGGCAGGGATCTGCCGCTATGCAGGGCGTACAGACGCCCCCAGTCCCGGGGATCGTCGATTACGAGGCCGCGCTTGAGCTGACGCCGCGCGAGATCGTGCGACAGGTCATGTCCCGCCAGGAGGAATCCAAGGCGGCGCGTCGCTCCCTGGAGAACCAGTGGGAGCGCAACCTCGACCTGTACCACTCGCGGCAGGACTTCTCCTCGAAGTCCGAGTGGCAGGCGCAGCTATTCATGCCGCTGGTCTTCACCAAGGTCGAGACCTTCAAGTCCCTGGTGAAGTCGGCCCTCCTGGGCTCCTCCCAGTGGTTCGGCCTCGAAGGCGACGAGGAGTTTCTCAACTCCGGGAAGCAGCGGTTCCTCGAAAAGCTGCTCGGCTACATGCTGGAGGAGGGGAAGTTCGTCCAGCACTACATGCACGCCCTGGAAGAAGGCGCGGTGTTCGGCACCGGCTGCCTGGCCTTCCAGTGGCGGCAGTACGTGGACCGCTGCCCCTACGTCGAGGCTATTCCCGTCCTCGGCCCAGACGGCCAGCCGATGATCGACCCGATGTCCGGACAGCCGGTCACCCGGGACGAGATCCGCGTCGGCCCGCGGCTGCGCTCCGGTCTGGTGATTCGGCACGTCCCGATCTGGGCCGTCTATCCTGACCCCTACGCGCCCGACTTCGACCGGTGCAAGTACATCATCGAGGAGATGGCGCAGGACGAGGAGGATCTACAGGACGGCGTTGAAGCCGGAATGTACGACTCCATCGACGACATCGGCTCGCCCGTCGCCTGGGATCTGGAGAGCGAGAAGCGCACGCTTTACACGGAGCTGAACAGCGGCACGCCCCGCGACCTCCGTAAGCGTCACCTGCTCACGATCTACCACGGCGACTTCGTGCAGGACGGCAAGGTCGTCTTGAAGAACTGGCGGGCCATCGTCGCCAACAAGCGGGCTCTGATCGCCTTCGGCCCCAACCTGAACTACACGGGCCGGCGCCCGTACCTGTTCACGACGCCGCTTCGGTTCAAGGGGCGCCCGTGGGGCCGCGACATCATCGGCCCTGCCGAGAACATGCAGCTTGAGCTGAACCACATCGTGAACCTCGCGATGGACGCTCAGACGCTCTCGTCGCTGCCCATCACCGAGACCGACGTGTCGAAGATGGCTCAACCCATCGACTTCGCGTCGATCGAGCCCGGCAAGAACTATCAGGTGACCGGGCCAGGGGCGATCACCCCGGTCAAGATCTCGATGCCTCCCAACGACGTGTGGCCGATGGTCACGAAGTTGGAGCAGTCGATCGCGATGGCGATGGGCATCAACGAGTTCGTGGAGGGCTCGCCGACGACCAAGGGCCGGCCGACGGCCACCGAGGTCACGCAGAAGTCCGGGGCGTCGCAGGCGCAGATTCAGAACATGGCGGCGGACCTGGAAGATTCGGACCTCACTACCGCCGTAAAGCTCGCCTATGAACTGGCGATGCAGAACCTCGACGACGTGTCCGACCCGAAGCTGCAAGACATCTTGCAGGGCTACAAGGGACCGATGGATCTCAGCAACCCGGTGCTTCGGTTCCGGCTGCTGGACGCGAAGTTTAGGGTTCGTGTGCGGGGCATCTCCATTTCGCTCAAACGGGAGAGCCAAATCCAAAAGCTGATGCAGCTCCAGCAGATGAGTCAGCAGATGGGGCTGCCCCCCGCGAATACTCTCGCCATCTTCTACATGATCGCGCAGGCCATGCAGATCGACCCGACCTCGATCGGCCTTCCGCCGTCGCCGCAAGCTGCGATGGAGCAGCAGCAGGCGATGATGGCCGCGCAACAGCAGGGAGCCGGTGGGGCTGGTGGGGGGTCTGGAGTAGCGCCAGCTCCCCCATCCACGGGGGCTCCACCGGCGCCCAATTCGCCCGAAGCAATGATGAATCAGCTCCAGAATCAGGTTCCAGCACCGCCCCCGATGTGAGGGGCATAGGAGAAGGAAATGGCCCATCCGGGAGACGCGAACTTTTACGACTCGCTCAAGTATTCCAACGTGGTCAAGAACGTTGCGGTGTCCTTCACCACGACTGGCCTCGGCACCATCTGGACGCCGACCAGCGGCAAGAAGTTCCGGCTCATGGGCTGGCACCTCATCGTTGGCGTGGACATCATCCTCAACGCGACCTCGACCAAGGGCCTCACCGTCCAGCTCGTCGATAACGCGGTGGCGACGGCATGGGGGCCTGCGCTCGGCCACGTCGGCCCGGTGGGTGCAATCACCACCAACATCGAGAGCAAGGGCGACTTGAAGGAAGGCTGGCTCTCGGCGACTGCCGACAACGTGCTCAAGGTCACCGCGCACCACAAGGGCACCACGGAGTCCATCGACACCGGCTATCTGATGGTGGCCGGCACCGTCTGGGGTCGGGAGGAGTGATGCGGCGGCTGATCGCCTGGGCGCTATCCCTCGGGATGGTGTCCCCGGCGTTCGCCGCTGGCCCGAAGGCTCCCGACTATGTGACGGAGCACCAGGGCGCGACGTTCGCCGTCGACTACCGAGCCCTCTCGGCAGCTACGTCCGCGTGCGCGTTCGCGCCGACCGGAACCACCTGTACCGGCGGCGTGAACACCACGGGGGATGTGCGCTCGGTCACCATCCAGAACATCGGCGCCAATGACGCTTTCTGCGACGAGACCTCGCCGGCCGTCGCGAGCCAGGGGCTGATCCTCAAGTCTGGAGGCGGCTCCCTGACCATCGACAAGGCATCGGTGGGCGCCAAGCTCTACTGCATCTCCACGGTCGGGACCACCATTGCGGTGATTGTCGAAAGTCGGTGAGTGGCAGGCAACAGACAGCCGGGCGACTACTTTGCCGGCAAGAAAGAGTTGCTGGCTCAGTGGCCGGTGAATACCACGTTCACGGGAACGGGGCAGATCACCGTACGCACCCCACTCAAGGGTTCGACGATCGTCGTCCGAGGCTGGCAACTCGCTATCGTCGTGGACACGCAGCTAGCGGCCTCGACGGGGATTACCGTCCTGTTCTTCGACAGCACTGGCACAACCTTCCCTGGGCCTGGCATCTGTTTCTTCGCGCCTGCCTCGCAGCGTGGGGATGGCTTCGTGGCCTCGCAAGACCCCTTCGACGGCTTCCGCCTGAAGGCGAAGGATCGAGTGCTCGCCATCGGGGCCTCGGGCACGATCGGGGCTGGGGTCATCCGCGTGTCTGGCGTGGTCTATGGAGCGGAGGAGTAGCCCTCCTGCTGGCTTCCCCCGCTCACGGCTCGTCGTGGTGCCCGTTCTACAACAACGGCACGCCGGCCACCTGCACGCAGGGCGATTGCGTCCACGACACGAGCAGCAACACGCTCTACTACTGCGAGTACGACAACTCGTGGGCGGCGGTCACTGGCAGCGTCGCCGGCACTGGCGACATTACCGACGTGGGCGACTGCTCGACCGGGGCGTGCTTCTCGTCGGGCGGTAGCGGGACGACGCTCTACTTTAAGGAGACGGGCGGCGGCAGCAACCGCATGAGCTTCTCCGCTCCTGCCGTCATCAACACGCCATCTGCCTACATCTTCCCGCAGGCGACGCAGAAGGGCGTGCTCTACAACGACGGCGCCGGCACTCTGTCGTGGGCCACTGCCACGGCCACGCCGACACCGACCGTCACCCCTACGCCCACCGTCACGGTGACCGTCACCCCAACTCCGACCCTGAGTCCGACGCCCACCGTTACGGCCACCCCTCCGTTTTTCGGCGTGGCGACGCCAACCCCGGTGCCAACCGTGACCGCCTTCTGGGGACCAGTCGTGGGCAGCGCGGGCGGTACGCCCATCCCGGAAATCCCGTGGGATGTGCTGACGTTCGCCGTAGCCGGCGGCATCACCATCACCGGAGACCAGGCGACCGACACGCTGACGTTCGCGATCCCGACGCCCACGGTGACGGCTTCGCCGACGCCAACGCCCAGCTCGTGCCCTGGGGGGCAGTTCGTGAACGGGCGCGATGGGTCGTTCAAGCTGCTCTGCGCCGTCCTCCCGACACCGACCCCAACAGTCACCTCGACCCCCGGCCCCACGGCGACGGTCACGCCCACCCCGACCACGCAGCCGTTCTTCGTCCTGCTCGGGCAGTCGGGCGGGCAGACCGGGAACGGCGGGACCGACTCGGGTGACGATCTGGTGCTCAAGAGCACGACGCACTCGACGAAGGGTACGATCGACCTCGACGATCAGGTGCGGCTCTGGCCGTCGGAGGGCAACCAGTCGGCGACCATCGGCGCGCTCGACTGGGCGCCGTCGTTCACGGTCTCCGGGACGGCGACGAAGGCGTACGGAATCAGGATGCGCCCGACGCTCACCCTGACGGCAGGTGCCGGCGCCTTCGACAACGTGGTGCTGTTCGGGCTCGGGATGGAGGGCACGCAGACCGCCACCAAGATCGGCACGTTCGGCGGTCTCAACGTCTTCGGTTCCGATCTGGTGATGTCGTCCACGACGGCGGCAGCCTACACCTTCGCCCTCTCCATTCCGTTCTTCAATCGCACGATCTGGTCATGCGATGGTGCAGTCGATTGCGGATCGCTGGGCCTGGGTGCGGTGGGCTCATACACGCTGTTCGATCAGCCCACTTTTCGCGCGACGACATCCGCCTCAGCTGTCATCGGCGTGGCTTCCCATCATGGTCTCTACTCGGCCCCGGTCTTGACTACGACCATCGCCGGGCAGACGGTGACCATGACCTCTCGGGCTGGATTGACGGTTGCTGACGTGGCGCGCTCGGGCCCTGGTACCGAAGCGTTGCCGACGAACATGGGCTTGGACGTTGGAGACCTCACCGCGGACACGCTCGTTGCTGCTGTGCGATCGGCAGTCACGAGCGGCACTGGCAAGTGGGGGTTGAAGTTCGACGGCACAGCCGTCAACTTCCTGCGCGGAGATACCGGGATCGGCTTCGCGTCGGCCACGGTGCCAAGCGCCACGCTGCACGTTCAGCAGCAGACGATCGGCAGCGAGGTGCTTCGTCTCGAATCGGTCGCCACGAACGACGACCCGGTCGAGCACGTCTACCAGTGCCGCGGTGCCACGACGGATGCCACCGTGACCTCGCTCTGCACCTTCGCGCTGTCGAGTGGGCGCACCTATCTGATCGAGGCGCGCTGCGTTGCCAGACAGACCAGCGGCACGAACAACTCGGGAGCGTACATTCAGGCGGCGACCGTCGAGAATGCGGCAGGCACGTCCGCGCTTGTCGGCACGGTCACGACGGTTCACGAGAAGGAAGACGTGGGCGGCTGGGCCTGTACCATCGACGCCGACGATCCGACCGACACGGCAAGAATCCGCGTGACCGGAGTTGCTGCAACCAATATCACCTGGCACGCGACGGTTCGCGTGCAGGACGTGGGGAGCTGATGTCGAAAATCCTACTCGTGGGCGACTCGATCCAGGCCGGCGTGTTCAACGCGCTGACTGGCATTTACAGCTTCGGCCGTCTCGCCCCGACCGACTGGGATGTGCGCCTCGAATGGTTCCCGGGCTCGCCGACCGGCTGGGCGCTGGACCGCACCATCGCGCTGCTCGCGGCCACACCCGCCCCGGATCACGATGTCGTGGTGGTCTCCAGCCAGGCGGCGAACCCGATCGCCGAGGTCTCCGGGGCCACGCACAACGGTTCGCCGGTGACTACAGCGCAGGCCGTGCCGCATCTGCTGGAGATGGCCGACTTGTGGAGCGCCACGGGCGCCACGGTCATCTTGACCAGCGGCCCTGGCGTGAACCCGGTTGCCACGCTCGCGGGCTACTCCACGGCGACCGACCAGGCTTACCGCGACGTGTGGGCGGGCCTCTGCGCCGCGAACTACCAGCCGCGCATCAACTATCGGCTGCCCAAGCGGGCCGACTACTGGTCCGACTGGGTCCACCTGTCGCCGGCCGGCTACCAGCGCCTCGGCACGAAGCTCGTGGCCGAGATCAAGCGTCACGTCTGAAGGGGGAATGATGAGACTTCGCCTTGCCACCCTGCTCCTGCTCTGCGCCGGCCCTGCCTTCGCGTCCGGCTTCGCCGACTCCGGCGGGAATACCTGCACCCGCGGCTATCTCGTCCCGAACGTCGCTCAGTACGTCTCGACGACGGGCACGCTCACGGCGTCCACGACTAACGGGCTCGTCCAGTGCGCAGAGTTCACCCCGAGCTGCAACCTGCTGGCGAACACCTTGGGGTTCGAGGTCGAGACGGGCGGCGGTGCCGGGGCCACGTGCCAGGTCGCGATCATGTCCACCACCTCGGGCGATGCGCCGCTGCTCGCCAGCGAGATCGAGGACTGCTCGGCGGCTGGCATCCAGAGCACCACGGGGCTGACACCCGTCGCCCTGTCTGCCGGTACTCAATACGTCCTCTGCTGGTCGTCCAGCACCAGCGGGACGCTCAAGTGGCGCACTGGCGTCGCGAACCTGACCATGAGTGCCGCCACCGGGGCGCTGTCGGACTCGCCGAACTTGGCTCAGTTCAACGCCAACTGCGTGTCCAACGAGCTGAATGCAGACTGCATCGGAGCCGGGAACCCCTACGTCTGCTGTTCCGGAGCGGCCACGGGCACATGTCTCGGGCCGACGCCTTACGCCTGCTGCACCGGCTCGGGCACTGGCACCTGCACGGGCATCCAGTCGCTCGGTGCGGTGACCTCCAACACGGCGACCACGGCCCCGCTCGTGCTCGTCACCTACAACTGAGGAGACCAGATGATGAAGTCCAAGACCACGGTTGCCGGCAGTAAGGCGGCAGTCCCCGGCTCCCTGCGTACCGGCTCGGCCGGCTCGTCTTCGGGCAAGGGCTCGAAGCTGAACGCGAGCCACCTGAGCCATCCCAAGAACGTCGTCCACGGCAAGAGCGGTAAGTCTTGCTGAAAGACGCGATCAAGGCACGGGAGGAGATCGAGGACACGGTACGGCCTGTCGCCGATCGTGTCCCGACCTCGTGGACCGCTGGCGTCTCCTACTTTCTGGACGCGATCGCCCAGAGGGAGCACCAGCGGTTCGAGACGTGTTCGACCTTCGACCTGGCCGACGTGCGCCGGCACCTCGCCGCCATCGCTCGGGTCAGGAAGAAGCTCGGCAATCTCCCCGTCGCCACCGAGGACACGGTGCCTCCCGACCAGCTCTCGGCCGATGCCAAGATGCTGCACCTGGCCCGTGTCCTCACCCCGCCCGGCTGGCGCAAAGACGTGCGGCCGGCGCTGGAAGCCCTCAAGCAGTCCGTCTTCGATCGGTTCCTCGCGCAGCGATACGAGGAGCCGTCGGACGAGGTGCCGCCCAAGAAGCCCGGCAGGCCCCCGAAGGACGCCCCCAAGCCGCAGACGGTGACCCTCTCCGATGGGGATCTGCAAGCGGAGTTCCAGGTCTATCGCGACCTGATTGTCCAACTGGACCAGACTCAGAAGAACGGGGAAATGGCGAATGCCAGGCTGCTGACGCAGCTCCCGGGAAGGATGCAAGCAAATGGCAGATGAGCATGACCCGAACGCTCAGATCGCCGCCGCCCTCCAGCAGCTCGCGAACAACCAGCAGGAGCTGAACGAGCGCGTGGCGCGGCTCCAGCAGGAGCAGCAGGTGGCCGCTCGCCCGGCCCCACCGCCCCCGTCCGCGACCGACCTCGACGCGGCCAACCGTGGGTTTCTCGACAACTTCGTCCAGAACCCGCTTCGAGTCACCCAAGAGATCATCAGCGTCGCCGAGCAGCGGGCCGAGACGAAGCTTCGCGCAGAGATGGAGCAGCGCGAGCAGCTCCGCATCGCCGAGGAGCGGCGCGTGGCCTGGGAGGCTGCGTGGCTCCAGCAGAACCCGGACATTGCCGACCCGGACGTGAAGGTGGCGTTCGAGACGGCATTGCGACAGCAGAACCCGAATCTCCCCTATGAGACGGCCGTCGAGCAGGCAGCGGCGGCGACCCGTCAGTGGAAGCTCAACGTGCAGCAGAAGGTGCTGGCTGCCCAGGAGTCGGAGCGTCACCGCAAGGCGGCGGCTTCTATGCCCATGCCGACCGGATACGGCTCTCCGAACATGACGCCGCCGCAGGACGAGCTTGCGATGCGGCGTGAAATGGTACAGCAGGAGAAGCAGGCAATGCTGGCGAAGCGTTTGCGTACGCCTCGCGCCGTTGCCGCCGAATAGTGTCCGCACCGGGCCGAGCCCCAAGGCCCGTACAGTCCCCGATCGCGCTACCGTAGGGCTCCCCGCGGCCCATAACCCTTGAGACGCTACAGGAAGCGATGGCAATTTGGCCACGCAGTCCTGGCAGGTCAGCGCGACCGGGGGATACCTCGGACACGCGCAGCTCTCGAAGTCGGTCTACTACCAGGCCCAGCAGATCATGCGCTGGGTCCAGTTCGCGGACCTCGACGAGAAGTTCGGCGCGAACATGGGCGATACGCTCCTGTTCGACAAGATCATGGATCTCGACACCCGTGGCGGGCAGCTCACGGAGTCGAATCCCATCCCCTCGACGAGTCACAAGATCCGTCAGGGCACCTGTTACGCCTACGAGTGGGGCAACTCGCTCAACTTCCCCGAGGTGCTGGAGCACTTCGCGGAGATCGACCCGCTCGACAAGTTCCAGCGCGTCATCACGAACGACATGGCGAAGACCCGGGACCGCATGGTCCAGGCCGAGTTCGCCAACTGCAAGATCAAGTACACGCCCACGGGCACCGTCTCGAACCCCACCGCGACGTGGGACTTCGACGGCACGATCTCGACGGCGGCGACCCGCGACCTCCAGGCGTGGGATCTGCGCGAAATCAACCAGGCGATGCGCTCGGGCGTCTACAGCTCGACCACCATTCGCCCGGTGCCGCCGTTCGATGGGGATGGGCATTACATCTTCGTCGGCTCGGTCTCGGCTCTGCGCGTGCTGCGCGAAGACCCGGACTGGAAGAACGCGGCCTACTACGGCGACCCGGAGCGGCTGTTCAATGCCGAGGCGGGGCTGTTCGAGAACTTCCGGTGCATCGAGGAGAACCACCTTCTCTCGAACACGCTGGGAACCACCAACTACAAGGGCGAGGGCTTCGTCTTCGGCGAGGAGACGGTGAAGCTCATCACCGTGGTTCCGCCCGAGCTGCGCCGCAAGATTCCGCTCGACTACGGCCGCGACCGGGGCATTGCCTGGTATGCCATCGAAGGCGTGAAGCTGATCTGGGAGTACGACTCCACGAACGAAGTGGACTCCCGGATCGTGCACATCACCTCCACCTGAGCGGCAGAGCGGAAAGGAGATACAGCAAATGGCTTATCAGGGTGGAGTGCAGACCCTCGGGTCGTACCAGGTCGGAAGCGGCGCTACGGCGGCCGTCGTCCAGGTTCCGGTTCGACTCTTCACGTCCAACAACATTCTCGCGATCGTCCAGGCTGGCGCCTACCAGTTCGACCTCCAGGCGGTCGGCCTTTTCATCGCAGAGGTGCCGGGTTCGCAGTCGGCGGTGGTGACGGTTTACCGCGCCCCGTCCGCATCGTCGGACCTCTCGACCAACGTCGAGAGTCTGGGCACTATCACGGTGCCTACCACGGCGACTATCGGCGACGTGTACACGCGGTATGCGTGGACCGGCACCAGCAACATTCAGCCGGGCGAAATCATCTTCCTCAAGGTGACCACGGTCTCTACCTCGACCGGCACCTGCATTCCGTACGTCCACGGGACATATGGCCGCTTCGGTTCGGCGGCTGCGGGCACCTTCGCCAAGACCAGTGCCAACAAGGTCGGGTCGATGAAGGTGGTCACCTCCTGATGGACGGCGAACGGCACATGGGCACGGGGCGCACGTTCCAGGCCGAGCGTGCCAAGGCGCGGGCGGGGAAGTTGGCGGGGAAGTCGATGCCTTCGACTGACGTGTCAACCCTCGCCCCGCGTCCTCACGAGATGACCCGGGCGAAGGTGAAGAACCTCAGCGCCGGGCTCAAGTCTGAGCGCATCAAGTCCCCGGGCTCCTTCCAGGGTCCGGGGGCGAAGATGACCCCTGTCACGAAGGGCCGATGGGGGAGCTGAAGCAGATCGGCATCTCGCGGCGGTTCGGCGAGGAGACACCCTCCAAGCCGGCCCCGCGAGAGGACCGAGCGTCAGAGCGTTTCAGGCGCATCGCAGAGACAGGAGTCATCCGCATTGGCGACCCTGAGCGAGATCCGCGCGGCCGTTTTGCGAAACCTCGATCGGGCCAACGCCCCGGCGAGTGAGTACGACGACGTAGACAACTGGATCAACCAAGTCATCCGGGAGATCATCTGTCGGGATCACAACTGGTCGTCGATGGAGGCCGCGTGGTCGCGGAACACGGTCGCCGATTACGAGCTGTATTCGTGGCCCGACTCGGACGAGTTCAAGGACTGCGAGATGATCTTGCTTCGGGCAAGCTCGACCGCTCGCTATGTGCCTCTGGACGAACTGAGCGAGAACCAGGTTCGCTGGACCAATAGCCGCTTGGACACGTCGAAGCCGCGGTGCTTCTCGCGGCGTGGCAACGGCTTCCGCCTGCGCCCGGTGCCCGACGTGAGCACCTACGGGCTGCTGGTGGTCGGCTGGAAGTACCCGGCCACCATGACGGCGGACAGCAACACCAACGAGTTCACGCTGCGCTACTCGCGCCTTGTGGAGCTTTGGGCGACTGCCCGAGGCTTCGAGCACTACGGCGAGAGCGAGCGGGGCGGCATGTGGCGCCAGATGGCGCAGGCCGAGCTGACGGACGCGGTAAACGCCGACCGCCGACGGCTCATGCCGGCGCATAGCTACATCACGCCGAGCCCGAACGCGCGGCGTCCTGACACCGGGAAGTATGCCCGCATGGGCTACCTGGCGGGGTACTACTGATGGCAGACGGGACGCTTGCTGT